TCATGGTTTTAAACTGTTGCTCATTCGACTTGAGTCTTCAACCACAGTGAACTGAGCACCTCGTGAGGGATGTGGTGTTTGACTTGCATCAATAGGCATTGATGCTTGAACAGCCTGAGCAGGAACAGACGACTGTGATACAGCAAGCGTGCCCTGCTGACCGTGCCTGCCAGTAAGCCACGGATCAAACGATCCATACCGAACAAAGACCTGACAAGCACCCAACGGTATATCAAGCGGCGTTGCCTGCTGCGTGTAGCAATTGCAGGTATTACGCTCCTGTGAGGCCATACAGGCAGCCACACGTGGAAAATCAGTAGGTGCTGTCAGTTCGTCATAGACAGGTGCACTGTGCGGCATCCCTGGGATAACAGGCGTTTGTGACTCCTTTGTCCATCGAGGCGGCGGCGGTTGATCAGTGCCAGGCAGTGGATTACCGACAATGCCAGCTGGCCTACTCTGAGATTGAACTTGAGAGGCTGCAGGTGTGTGCTGTGCAGCTATGGCAGCAGGTTCGGCCTCTTTCGTGATCTGAGAAACACGATAAGTACCAAGACCAATGCCGACGATTGCAATCAAAGCAAACACACTGAATGCAATGATGATCTTCCACGGCGGACGAGCTTTATGGGTATCAAGCACAGTTGACGTATATAACTTGAAAACGTCTGGGTTTGGTGCAACAGACTTGCGAGTTCCCATTGCCTTAGAAGACTTGGCATTAGGATCATTCTGAACAGTGTCCCAAGAATACTGGTAACCCTTCATGTTCCATGGACGTATGTAATGAACATGAGGCTTTGCAAGTTTGCGAGCAAAGGTATGCAAGAACATAGGACTTTGAGTCGTAAAGATAAAGTCAAAGCCGCGATGACGGTGACGTGCAAGTTGCTGGACCCATGGAGGAGCCTCCTTGCCGAGGTTTGTGCCACAGTAGTCCTGTACCTCGTCACAGAAGATTACAGAGCCGTCAGGAAGCTCTTCCCATCCGCTGATATGCTCAATTGCGGTAACGCCATGTGCAGCAGGATCAAATCCATTGACGGGCGTACAGAACTTAGGCCGTCCCTGATACTGAGGAGCATATAGGAAGTCCCAAAGTTCATTAGAAGTTTTGCCATCACCGGGCGAACCGGTTACTAACTTAAGCACCGCTAGAACCCTTCTTAGCAAATGCAGACTTGGCACCCTTTATACCGAGCTTGAGGGTGACAGCAGCAAATATGATAGTTATAGCTTGAGGTACTGCAAGGAAGTTAAGAAACGAAAGAGCCTCAGCACCAACGCCATTGAGACTGGTGGTGATCTTGGACTGCAAGAAATTAAGCATCGGCGTATATACAGCCTCAGATATAACAACAACACCGAGGACAGCCAACAAGCGCGGAAGCAGCCAAGTTACAAGGTTCATACCAGCAGCAAGAAGTACACCGTACATATTAAAGGTCCTTGGTAAGTAAGCGGAAAGATATCAGATAAGCAACAGCGAGAACGGCATAGCGAAACCATTCAAGTATCGAACAGACTTGAGAAAACGGTAGAGAGAAGGAATGACCCATAACAGCAAACGTCTTATCCTCAAAGCATCGACCGCCAGTTGAACCGGAGCTGGACACAGACTGAAACTGTCCTACGAGAGAACTTACTTTATCGTCAAGTGTTTTCTGATTGGCATCAAGCTCAGTCTTTTGCTTTGCAAGTAAAGCTTGAAACTCTGCCTTTTCTTTATCAGTAGGCAAAGCGCGCTCTGCACATGAATTTATGAACTCCTGACGAAGAATGGAACATAGATAAGGATCACCATCACACTTGGGAGGAATCGTGCAATCATCTGACTCAGATGCAGTACCGTCGCCATCATCCTCCTCACCATCACCGTTGCCAGTTCCATTACCAGAACCGCCACCAGAAGAAACAGATGCGCAAGTGCCAGTACAAACAGTTGAAGTACCAGTAGTCTGACCGCTCTTGTTGGTTGTCGAAGTCGTTGTGGTGGTAGACTTTGAATCAGTGCATGTTTTTACATCTGTGCACTTTGTTTTTGTAACATCATCTGTCTTTGTGGTCTTAACAGTACCATCAGGATTTGTCTCAGATGTTGAAGTAGTCTGTGTTTTAGTACCAGATGAAGTTGGCTTGACTGTAATACACGTATAAGAACCATTAACGGTTCCACAGTTTTGCTTGCCAGTAGTTGACGACTCCGTTTCAGAGGTACAAGAGTTGCCAGACATTACACATGGATTATCAGTAACAGAGGTCGTCTGTTCAACCGGCTTACATTTATTACCTTCGCAGCCAGCATCACGAGGATCAGGACCAGAAGACTCACCAACCTTGCCAGTAAACTTTGCAGTAACATTACAGCCGATAGCGCCTTGTACATTAAGTGTGCACTCAGAGGATGAAACAGTTGCTACCTGACAGCCCATCTGACCAGTAAATGTTGGAGGCGCAACAGCATTACCACCACTATCAAGCTGGCCCGCAACAGAATAAGCAGTTTCACCACGGCCACCGAAGTAAGAACAAGTTGTATCGAGATCAGAGTCAGCCAAGGCAACACACTGGGAAGTAGTCTTGTCATATACCATAGGGTTACCAACAGAATGGCCCTGCTGATCAGCACACATCTGACCATCAAGCATCTCAGGTTCTGGAAGGCCGCATGATCCTTCAACCTCATTTAAAACGCCGCCATCAGGACATTCAGAACCCTCTTGATATGCAGCCGAAAAACCCTCAGTCGAACCAAAAGAAGTAGTTCGATTACAGTACCAGCGATTTGGTTGCATACGGACGACACCGGAAAGTGTATATCCATATAGCCCCGCGGCTGCTTGGCAAGCCGCATTTGCGGATGGATAAGATACTGAAGTGCCATAGTTTGAATTGTGGAAAGCAATAGGTTGAGAAAGCACGTATGCAGAAAAAAACACACATAAGGCTGCAATCAATCCCTTCAAGTAGTTGTGCATTGTTTAACCCTAAGTGTGGGGGATTTGAACGTCGCAAGGGCTGCGCGCCTCATGCTTCGGCGCTATCAGACCTTGCTCTCGATAAAAAAAACCCCCGAATGACGGGGGCAAAAGCTGGACGCTCTTTTAGACTGGTTAGATTGCAGCCCGAACAAGTTTGAAGATTTTGATGGACGCATAAACAGCCAGTACAGCAGCGCCGATCAAACCGACAGTTGCAAGTGCAGCAGTAACCATGCCTGGAATCTCAGCACCTTCACCCTCGGCGAGAGCGAAAGTACCGAAGGTCATTGCGGCCATGGCGACGGACAGTACAGCGGTGTTACGGTTCAGAGTTTTCATGGTGTTGCTCCTAGTGGTGTTGCGTTGGTTAAATATCGATGGCTTTTTTTATGAGCCAAAAAACAAGAATGAGTGCCGAACCATACAAGCAGCCCTGAACAATAGCCTGAGCATCTTTAATATCAAAAAGTGGTTCAGAGGTGGACGGCAAGTAAGTGTTAAAACTGTTACCTGAACACGTGGCCGATCCATTCTGCGAAGAAATGACGATTGACCCTTCACAACTCAAATAGACGGCCATTACTTATCCTCAGGCGGTTTTCATTGCATCAGAAAGCGGAGGAATGTTCTTGAGACGACCTTGACGAGGGTCGCAGTTGAACTCCAGCCGACCATCACGAACGTCAGCGATAACATCACACTCATAAGTGCCAGGCTGAGGTACTTCCGATTGATTCTGCGCATAGAAGTCAGTCTTCTGAGGATAAGGAATTCCCGGAAGATGAACGAAAGCCTGAAACATGGTGTACGGCTTCTGAGACTTAGCAGCGATACCACTACGGCTAATGCCTGTGACTTCAATCATCAGTGTTGGAAACTTTACAGTTGACATTGTGTTGCCCCTTTACAGTGTGGGAAGCCGAGAACTTAAGCTCGGATTACGATATGCCCAGCTGGGCGGAGTAAGATTTGGTACGCGACGAAACGTAAGAAACTGGCGCTTGGCTAACTGAGACTTGACTTGCTCAGATGATGAAGCCTGTAGAAACAGACGCATAAGCGAATTGACGAAAGCAGTATCATCAGCGTTGCCAGCGTTAAAATTATCAAGCTCAGACTCCACAGCATAACGAAGTTTTTGATATGAGGACCTGTCCATTAGTAACCCATCCATTCAGCCATTGAGAGGGTGCCTTTTTCCTGACGATCAATAAACCAAATGCGTTCAGGTTTAGCGCCCTGTTCTTTCCTAACTTCGATAACAGCAAGTGTTTCGGCAACTTGCTGGGCAAGAACAGGGTTCATAAATTGTTTAACGTGACGCTGCTGGTCGAGCATGCGACGTTGCCCAGGTGAAAGCTGAATGCCTTGAAGGCTTACGGTTTTCATGCTGCAACCTGCAAGTGATTAGCGCGCTTATACCAATGCGGAACAGACAGAGAAGACTTTTCGACCTCGCGACACTGACGAACAAAAACAGGGGCAAATCGACTGGTATCACATGCATTACGTATGTTAATGCCAATACGATTAAGCTTTGCAGCATGCTCATTAACTTGACGCTTCTTAAAGTCAAATTGAGCACCATGCATCCACTCAAGTGCATAGCTTGCAGTTGTTCGGGCAGATCGAAGGGAATCAACAACGTTCTCAGCAATAAGCTGCTGGCTGATACTGGCTATGTCCATTGCAGTCACCTTTAACTTTTCGTCTATTCTTAAAAACTCTCGATGGAGTTGACCAAAACGGCCTTCGTCAAACATGCCCCAATAACAGAGGCGCTCACGCTGGAGGTATTCACTTTTAAGTTCCTGCTCTAATCGAACTACGCCTTGTTCAGAGCAATAATCACGAACTTGTAATACGTAGGCATACTCTGGAGAAGATTCACCATGTAAGCGTTTAATTTTGGGAATTAAATTCTGATCAAGTTCAAATGTTTTATCATAAGCCTTTCGATACTGGAGTCGACCGCCCTGACCATTGCCCTTTGGAGTCCACGATACTGTCCTACCATTTGGATAAAGAAAACCAATGGAATGGCCTATACGTTGACTAGAAACACCACGCAAGTAAGCAAGAACATTACCACTACCAAGAGCAAAGTTAGTTGTCAGGTCAATACGTTCAATCTTTGTTCCGTCGGCAACGAGATCGCCAGACTTAGCACCTGAGACGCCCTGACGCAACTCAACGCGAGTGCAACGAGTGAAAGGAGGAAGGCCGTACTCACACAAAAGTGCGTTGTAAACGGCAATACATTGGTCGATGGATGTGAAACCAAAAAGATTGTCAAGACGCCCTACTCTGCTTGGATTGCCCTCAACACGGACTTTTCGACCCTGCACATGAATGGTGACTGAGGTGGAATGACTTGCCTCGTGCTTAAAACGAGGTTGACGAGTGCTGAGGACCTCATTGGTATTGGCGTCAATGGTGAGAGTGAAGACGTCGCAGACGAGAGGCAAGTCGTGGTCGTGCTCCTGTGAAACTGAAAGCCAGTCGATCATCATGCAGAACGCCCTTACACATGCACACAAATAACATCTGACGTGAATGTACACATGTGGAACTGCACACGTCAATACATGTCAACGTGCACACATGTATTATCTGGAGGAAATTTGATGAACGGTGAAGGCATGGCCACAAACGTAAGACTGACGACAGCCGAACAGGAGGCTATTCGTCAAAAAGCTATAGAATTCAATAAGTTACTGATAAAGCAGGGAAAGCAACCGCTTCGTGATAGCGAACTGGTGCATAAAATCCTAGAAATATCAGTACCTTGCGCAAGGCTCACAGAGAGCGGAGACGTAATAATCGAGTGCAAGTGATCTGATGAATTGCGGAGAACCGCATGAAAGTGGGGGTGTAACAGCACCCCCACCCGGCCGGCTGGAAAACGACAGGGAAAGAACATGCGAGCAGAACGCGATCAGGACGACATAAGAGCAGCTCAGAAGCCACGAGAACGCCGTCTGGCATACGAAATAGCGATAGGTATCATAATCGGCGGACTGACGCTGGCAGCGATACAGGCGCTAATAGGCCTAATTGCATGGCAAATCTATCTACACGACATGAAAATCATTCTTCGGTAGAAACAGAGTCAGCCTGGTTGATGGATAGAAGCTCTACGCCTTCGCTACGAACAGGGGCTAGCCCCTGAAGCCCCAAGGTGCTGCAAGGAAATTGCCTACGGGACCCGACAACCGGATGCGCTGTGGGCTGTGGGTCCGTTGCGGTAAAGCTTAGTGATCAGTGTGAAGGTGGCTCCGGCCTATCGCGATCAAGAGCATACCCGATGGCGAACAAACTGACGTAAGCAACAAGCGCAAAAAGCAGTCCGCCGATAAAAACATACCGCATCACATCAAGCAAAAATTCGAACAT